GAACGTTGCAAGTGCATTTTCTCTAATTTCATTTATAGTTTCTTGTCCTCTACCACCACTAGCTGGAATTTCGTTATCTACTGCTACCGACTGCTTACAAAATCTATATAAATTTAGTTCATCCGCATCAAATAGTGATAAATCTTCATCAAATGTAATTGAATCTATTTTTTTTAAATCATTTACAGGTACGTTTGATGATACACCACCACCCTTTAAATATGTTATAGTTAAAGTAGTATTAGCAGGAGCTTGTCCATATGATTTTGATTTTAAAAAGTTAGCAGGATCAAATGAAGCACCTAATCTATCTATTGAGTTATTTAATCCCAATCCTACATTTTTAAAGTTTGGTAAGAATGTTTCATCTGATGATGTTGAGTTACCAGCCCCAAATATCAATGTTGTTGTATTATCTTCGTTTACCTGTCTTACAAATCTTCTTGAAGTTTTTGTTACTTTTAAAATTTGAGGTACTGATTCGTTAAATTGAGAAAGGCTTTTATCAAATTGATCTGTATTAGCGTAATCAGTATAAACTAATTCTTGTGCAAGATATGGTACTTCATACCATTTGTTTCCATTTGAATCTCTAACATCATATATTTCAATTATATTAGTATCACCTAACTGAATTTTAGAAAATTGTTTAGGAGAAGTAAATGAGATATCTAATGTTTTAGAATCTGCTGATATACAATTTACATATTTTTTTATAAGATAATAAACTGGTTCTTGGAATTCATTTCTTTCATAAACAGTTATTTCTCTTTCATAATCATCATTAAAATCTACCAACTCAGTAGTTCTAAACGTAACTCCAGTTGAATCTGAGGTTATTTCCATACCTTCAGAAATTCTCAAAAGATATCCCGCATCCAACTCAAATCTATTATCCCCATCATACAAATTCCCACTAGCTTTTCTTTTACTTGGAACAAGTTGATAAACGGATAGTTGACTTAATGCAGCAGACGTAACTTTTGGTTTATATCCTAAGAAGTTTGCAAGAGCAACAACATTACTTCTATCCTCAGCAGTATGAATCATTGATTCTTTTAACGTATCATCAATATAATACCCAAGAACATCACCTAAATAAGATGACATTTCAATCATCATCATACCAGGAGATGCTTCATTAAAATCAGAATAAGTTTGAGGGAAATATGTTTTAGCATACTCAATTAAATTTTCTCTAAATTGACCAAAGTCTTTATTTAGATATTTAATATCCCTTCCCTTGTTTTTTATATTACCAGTATTTAGTGCCATATTTTATTACCCCTGTAATGTAAATGTTACATTATCTGTTTCTATATTATTACCAATTGAGAATTGTATGTTCATCCCAACTTGATTTTTATCCTTCATTTCATCAGTTAATTCAACATTTATTTCATCTATATTAATGTATGGTAACCAGTAGTTTACACTTTCAGTTATTGTATCCACTAATCTATCTTCAAAATCATCACTCATTTGTTCAAATAATAGTTCGTGTAATCCTGTTCCAAATTCAGGTTGCATAACTCGTTCACCTCTAGCAGTTAATAGTAAATTTCTTAAATTAGTTTTGGCTGCTTCATATGATGTATATGTTGCTGTAAATAATTCTGATCCGTTGGCTGGTAGTTGAAAGCCATATGCATGATCATCAAATTCCCCATCGATATCTTTAATTATTTTTTTACCTACAACGTATGCCATTTTTATTTACTCCCACAATTACAATTACCACATCCATCATTATCACCCTTAAACAGTTTAACTAAAGTGTTAAGTGCGTAGATTACAACAAGTATGGTTAATAATTCTTGCATTTATCTTTTAAATTTTTTAACTAACTCTGAGTTATCTCTATTTAATACTCTATCTAATGCTGCTAAACCAGTTGAAACACCCAATCCTGCTTTTGCTCCTCCTTGAGTAGCTACATCACCGTAACCCATTTTGTGAGCCATCTGAGCTCTCATTGCATCTGTACCACCTGCTCCTAAAGAACTTCCCATATTGATTGTTTGGTCAATATCCGGCTCTGCATCTGCATACGATGGTATATGAGTATTTTCATTAAGTTGTTTCTTAGGAAGATTATCTAATACAGATGCTCCACCAGCTCCAACTGGACCTCCACTACGTTGTGATGCGCTGAAAGGTTTAGTTTCATTTAATATGTTATTAAGAACTTCATTCTTTGTAAAGTGCTTCTGTTCTTTAACTTGTACACGTTCTTGTTCTAAAACTTGATTAGCTTGTTCGAATACATCCACCTCTTGTACCACTTGAGTAGGAGGGGATGAAACACCTCCCTTCAACTCTTTTAATTGTGATTTAAGTTTACGGTTCACTTCTTCTGCTAAAATCTTAGGAAAAGTTTTAGATAAAAAAGCCTCATGTTTCTTAGCTACTTCAGCTTCAACGAGAACTTTTATTAGTTTTGCTAATTTTTTTGAATCCATTGTTTGTTAATTATTGTTATCTTAGTATAAATATATCTTTGTAAGTTTTATAGATTTAATCACAATCATTACAGCAAAGTTGCTTTTCTTTTTTTAATTCTTTTTGTAATTGTGATAATGATTTTTTCATTTGAGCATCAGTATCAGGTAAAGTATTTTTATAATCACCGATGGATTGTATTGCCTTATTATAAAATCGGTTTAAGCCAAGTTTATCCTTTTTACGTTCTGCATCAAGTACCAAAGCTGCCTTGTCATCTAATGTTATTGAATTTGATAAACTCTTTCTTAGTTCATCATTTATAACATCATCTTGATATTCTAATGCATCTGGACCTAATTTATCTTGGGGAAATTTATTATCAATTGCATTTCGTTCTGCCTCAGATTTAAGTATTGGCTTTGGAATATCTCTAATATCACCACCGCCTATCAAATCAGCTGATAACGGACCATCGCTACCACCCCCACCACCCAATCCAAACATTGGTACATTTGGAATAGTATAACCTAACCAATTAACAACACCAGGAGCAGGTACTGGAGCAATCGGTCCAGGATATAATGAAGTAGTCATCATCATACCTTGAACTGTGAATAAATGTATCGTAGCAAACATAACGAATGCTTCTAAAAAAACTAAAGAAGATTTAGTTGGTATTTCAAATGGTACTTCTGGCCACTTACCTGGATTAGTAACCATAGCTTGGGTTATTATTAAATTTTGAATTGAACCTGGTGCTGGTATAGGGTAGATTGGAAATGGATTCAAAGTAGCCCCAGTCCAATATCCTTCTATTGCTTTACCAACATCGGCTAAGAAATTATGTTTAGATGGTTGTGTTTTTGTAATTGCCTTAGCTTGACCTACCACTATTAAAGGTATCATCAATGCAATGTTTCCAAACAGTATTGAATTCTTACTAATCAACTGCCCACCTCTTCTCATACAAGAATCATACTCAGTAGCAAGTTTGGTTGCAAACTGAACTGGTGTAACAATCCCAATTGGATTGTTCATGAACAACAACATATTTACTTTGAATAAATTCCACGACATGAGATTATTCCGTAAAGTTTTTAGTAGATTTTATTTTATCAAGTTGAGCTTGTATCTTTTTAAATACCGCAACATTAAGAGGACCTGGTGCAGTTGGTCCAGCTGGAGTTGCAAATACTTGTTGTGTTATTGCATCTATCAACTCAGATAATAATGTTACTAATGTTTCACCACGTGCTAATGGTTCTTTTTGACCAGAACCACCCGATTTACCACTATCATCAGTATTCAACCAAATGTTTCCATTGTTTGCAAATACGTAGAAATTAGAATTGTTTCTATCAAGTGTAATGTTTATATCATCACCAAAATCTAAATCCGCTCCACCGAAGCCGTTATCTATCTTAAATGTACCATCGGATATAAATCCATAATCACCTTTAGAAAAAAATAACATCTCTTCTGCTTTAGATGAAAGTATAATTCGTTCTGAGTTAATTAATATTTGATCGTTACCCACATACTCTTCGGGTAATTTATGATTAATTGGATTGGTTTTAAAATTAGAAGAACCACCGGAATCAACTAATCCTGGTTGGAATACCATCTTGTATTTATCAGAAACCATTGCGATGGTAGAACCATCCTTGTTTAGTTCCTCTTCCGTAATATCGTTTTTCTTTAAATCATTACGTGATTCATCATTTTCCCTATTACGAATAATAATAGTTGGAGAAAATTCACTATCAGTATTATTATACCCACTAAAACGAATAGATTGACCGAATCGCGATTGAAGAATTTTATCACCTTCATACAATCTTAGTTTATGTATGTTTTCAGATTTAAAATACTCACCTAAGTTTTTATCACGCTCTTCCGTACCGGAAGTTGCTGTTGATGTTTGTGATACCTCAGAATAATTAGTAGAATTAGCAGTTGAATCATCTGTCTTACTACTTAATTTCTTAGCTGCATTTACTCTTGCATTACCAACGTTTATACTTGCAGCTGGTATTCTTTTATAATACTCACTACCACCTACTAAAACAAGTTGTACAGTCTCCCCTACTAATGGAACTCCCTCATCTGCTATTAATGGTAAGTAAAATGTAAGTTGTTTTTCATTTGTAGAGAAATCATTAACCTTACGAATTCTAGCTGAACCAATTTGTGTATCTACTAACTTAGGATTTTCTTCTCCAGAGTCTACTGTTAATATATTATCATCAGAATCACTTAAAATAACATGATCAACCTCTCCGATATCAACAAGTTTGCCTGCAATTTCTTTTCCACCTGATGCAGCTTGGTATTTTGTAGCTTGGTCTTTATATCCCATTATTTCCCTACCTTTTGTTTTAACTCCTCTATCTCATGAGTAAGTTCATCTACTTTAATATCTTGTTCATCAGCTACCTCATGAACTGTTTCTTCTAACTGATGTAAAAGTTGTTCTTTTTCATCATCAGATAAAAACCCAACATCTCCTTCTGCTTTTTGAGAAGCTCCGATAATACGTTGAACGATAGCAGCCATTTTAACAAGTGAATCATCATTCTTAATAGATGAATCAATTAAATCTCTTATAATCGGTCCCATAACTGCCATATCACCTGAATGACGAATAAGTTTCTTCATCTCAGCAATCAATTCTGATATTCTTAGTTTCTTAGTTTGTTGGTTATCATAGATATCCTTAAACAAGCCGCCTAAGTCTTTACCGGGAAATAATTCAAATTCTGTGCTCATAATGTTATATAGTATGTTGTATATAAATATACTAAACCAAAAAACCTCGTATAATCTAAACGTTAGACACACCAAACCCACCAAAAGGTGGGCTCTTATATAATCACTTTAAATTTCGATTATGGTTTCTTATTGAATGCTAAACGTGTTTCTAAACGTTGAACTTTTTTAAAAAAGTCATTCCATTCTTATTAACGATAAGTATGTATTAAATTTTAAATTATCTTCTTTTTAATAATAAAATTATTAATAACTAATGTATCCATCTCACAATTTAAAAAAGTTTCTATTGCAGATTTGGGGTCCAATACCATTGTTTGGTCTTTTAAATTGAATGATGTATTCAAAACCATTGGATACCCATTATCTATATTAAGTTGCTCTAATAACTTATACATTCTATTATGTTGTTTGTATGTAAGAGATTGAACTCTAGCAGAACCATCTACATGTGTAATAGCTGGTAGAGACTTTCGATGTTCTTCCAGTACGGTAACCACTTGGTTCATATATGGAATTTCTTTATCGTATTTAAAGTATTTAGTCTGTTCTTCTACTTTAACAATTGGAGCAAATGGTCTAAATCCTTCTCTCTTTTTAACCAATCTATTTAATCTAGCTTTCATTTGAGGGTCACATGGGTTTGCTAATATAGAACGGTTACCTAATGCTCTTGCACCAAATTCCATTCTACCTTCAAACCAACCTATAACATTTCCTTCTGTAATTTCTTTAGAGATTATTGGTATAAGTTCCGAATGATTCTTCTTAACAAAGTAAATCTCTTCTTTAAATTTATCCAATTCTAACTCTACTACATTATTTGTATAGTGAGGACCTAAGTATGGTGAGGTATTCTTAGGTCTTTTCTTACCACCATTATAATGATATAAATGTAATGCTGCTCCAATAGCAGAACCTGAATCGGATGGAGCAGGTGGAATCCAAATCTGTTTAAAATTAGAGTTAGCTAATATTTTACCATTAGCAGTTCCGTTATATGCACACCCACCACTTAAACATATTACATTAGATGCACGTAATGCAAATACTCTATCTACTAATCTACCTAAAAGATATTCATATTCATGTTGTAAGGTAGCTGCTAAATCTTTATGGTCTTGTGTAATTACTCCTTCGGGTAATCTATTCGGTATACCAAATAATGAACCCAACCGCCAATTAAACATATGAGTATCAGACCAGTCATACGTAAAGTATTGCATATCTATTTCAAATGAACCATCATCTAAAGTTTTATATAGTTTACGAAACTTATCTAAATACTTTTTTGGATTTCCATAAGGTGCTAATCCCATTACTTTATACTCACCATCATTGGGTTTAAACCCAAGAAATGCAGTAAGAGTAGAATACAACATTCCCAATGAATGTGGAAAATCTATTTGTTGTAATTTGGTTATTCTGTTATTTTCTGCGTAGTAAAGTGTAGTAGTTTCAAATTCACCTACACCATCTATTGAAAGTATAGAAGCTCGTTCGTATGGAGAAGTATAATATGAATAAGCTACATGTGATAAATGATGATCTCCATAAAATACATCAACATTCTTATGAGTAATCTTCCTCATTTGAATTTCAATTGTTGTAGTCTTAACTTTATTCCTACGTATAATTTTCTTACGATTAAAATATTCTATTAAAGGACTCCGTTTAACTGATTTTTCAATTCGTTTTAGTTTCTTTTTAGGGTTATCATAAAAGGCAATTGATTGTATATCACTACCTTCTATTTTAAATTCATCATATAACCAATTAATTGTATTAACTGGAAAAGATGAATCATGCTTGATACCCGTGAATCTTTCTTCTTCACAAGCTCCTAACACTTCTCCATCTTTGATTAAGGCTGCGGCTGAATCATGATACCCACAACTTATTCCTAAAATATAACCTTCCATATTCTTTTATAAAAATTCCTCATCAATGTATGGATTAGTATCCACATCTTCTTGAGTAGGTGCCTGCCAAAAACCTTTTTTATGTGGTTCTTTGAACTCACCATGTTCATGGTAATCATTTAACATTTTCTTTTGATGTAATTTCATCGTATTAACCACCTTAGTAATATAATGAGTTTTACAATCAGTCATCTCACGTATAAGTAGATATAAATGCTTCTTATTAAAATTTTCTATGTATTCAGAACGTCTAAATAATTCTAATACCGCATCTGCTATTTGTAAATCTCTTTTTTTGGTAAAAATTGAATTTAAATTCTTATCCCAATAAGATAGCATAATAGTTCTAAACTCTTTGAACTCATTATTCTCCTCTACTTCATTAAAATCATTTTCAGGATTCCAAGTTTCCGGCATTTGAGATAGTAGTTGATTTTGCTTCCAACGTTTGTAGTTACCATTGTTCTTTAGAATTAAATGGTTCTTAGCAATGATACTAAAATAAGAAAAAGCCCTACCTTTGCCAGGTTGAAACATATGGATTTTCTCTACCATAGTAGAAACAACTTCCATTTGAATATCTTTTTTAGGTACATCAAAGTAGGAGAATTTAAATGTATTTAAAACATTTTCTGCTAACTTCTCAAATGGATATTTAATCCCAATCTCATATATTTTGGAGCGTTTTACTGGATCATCACATGCATTATATTCAATTATTGCATCTTGAGCAGGTGTTCCAAAATATATCTTGGATTTTTTTCTTCTTGGTCTTGGCATTTTATATTTGATTATTTAATTCTTCGATTGTTTTTTTTAATTCTAAAAAGACAACACCAACCTCATCATCCTTTTCAAATGCTTCTTTGATATCTAAACTTTTCATCTTTTCAAGACACGTTGAAACTTTAATTCGTGTATCATCAACTGTAAAGATAACTCTATCTTCAAGTTGTTCGTTTTGTTTTAATAGGTTTCGAACACCTATTAAGAGTAACAGATTAATTACAGCTGATGTAATTAATCCAATTAAAATGTAATCCATATTATTTTAAATTTAAATTATAACCACTAAATTGATCTAAGTAACTTGTGATTTTTGTACCGTTTCCATCTTTGAAAACTTTACCATGTTTGAAGTATCGTTTAACACTTCCAGCTCCACCTAAATGTGCAGCTGCTAGTATACCACTTTCGGAAATGTACATACCATTAACAGTTTTTCCATCCCATTGAACGATATACTTTTTTAGTAATCGTTTATTACGTTTAAGTAATAATATCATTGCTCTTTCCTGAAGAGTTGGTGAATTAATGAATTCTTTTCTCGATACATCGATTCCAATATCTTTAAGAGTTCCTTTACCAAATTGGTATTTTCCCATATAACCAAATCTATTTACAACATCATATCTATTAGATGATTCTCGATGCCCTATTACGGAGAGAAACAAATCTAATTCATTTATTTTTGCTGTAGGTATAGTGATTTTGTACTGTATTGTTTCTATCGGTTGTGGTTCGATAACGCTAACGGATGATATATCTTCCCTTAACATAAAATTAGTAAAACCCATTATTAATAAAGAGGTTAAACTAATTACTATTAGTTTGTGTATTCTATTCATTGGTGCTCCTTTGAATTTTTATATAATATAAAGATACGAAAAATAATTAACATATCCAAATAAAATTGAAGCTATTTTAAGCTTCACCTATTACTCCAAAGTATAACCCAGATAATAAATCTTCATCATTAACTTCAATACCGTTATCGGTATCTATATCATGTAATGTAGTATTTGTAATCTTTTTTATAGTATCTTCTTGAGATTTAACATTATCACTTATTAACTCATCTAATTCAGTTTCAGTAATCATACCACTTTCTATTATAATATCGCAAAGGGTTTCTACAACTACGCTTTGCATTAATAATCTTTCGTTGAGGTTTTTAATTATTTCCTGTGATGTTGAGTTCATCTAATAAATCTTTTATGGTGTTAATATTCTCTTCTCCGTAAATCAAATTACCAAAGCCTTTTGTTATTGTTTTTTCACTATAACCCATTGCCGAAGCAAGCCTAACACACATAACCTTGTACTCTTGAATATTCATATCATTCGGTACAGTCAATTCTATCTCAGAAGCTTCACGATTGTGTTCAATCTTATCATCTTCCGTATATCTAAATATAAGTTTTCCCATTTTTACAATAATTATAAGATTTCAGCTCCCAATGCTATCATTGGTTCAGCTTTTTTGTACTTCATAAATTCGGTATCACCGTTAAGTAATTTAACCATAACTCTTTCATTTCTACCATATTTCTTAGGAGCAGTAACCGTTGTAGTGTATCTTCTAACCTTATCGGTTATTAGAACTCCATTAAGGTGGTCTATTTCGTGTTGAGCACAAACGCACTCCAATAACCCCTCATCAGCAAAAAACTCATTAGAATCCTTCCATTCGTTTGAATCGTTCGAAAATATAACTGTACCTAAGTTATCACACTCAACTGTAAATGTTTTGTGTCTAACTGTTTTAACTGGCTTTTTCATGGTTTTATCCAATGATAAACATTGTTCTACATAAGCAACCGTATCTTTTGATGCTTCGGTAACTTTTGGATTAATTAAAACCAATGGTTCTTTTACATTTATTACACAGGCTCGAACTTCTAAACCAATTTGATTGGCTGATAATCCAATACCACCGTGTTCAGTTAATGCGTTTAATAGTTTGGTAGATATATCATCTATCTCTACTTGTGTCATTGGTTTACTCGCTAATGGAGTTCTCAATTCATTTGGATTCTTTATAAGCTTCGTCATCGAATATTGTTAATTGGTTTATAACTTCTTTTTTTGTTGATACATCTTCTCCCCAGCCACGAGCGTAAACTGTCTTACCACCATCGGGTGATTCAAAGATTTTAGCATCTTTCATTTTTTCTTTTAAGGTATCAAATGATTCTTTACCTTTATAATAAAGTTCTCTAACTTTACTACCAAGTACCATATCATTGGGATACTCTTTTACTAATTTTTCTATATCCATTATGTATCTTTATTTTTTAACAACCAAGATGATGATTGTACCTTATCACCCAACCCATCTATTAATTCTATATTAAATTGATTACATATAGCTTTTTCAGGAATGGTATTATTAGTTTGGTCTCCTCCATTCGCGAATGCTAAATTCAATGAACCGTGAAATTTATTTAATAACATTTTTAACGTTTCGTTTTGAGTTGAATCATCATCAACAGAAATCCAAGCCATATCAACAATACTAAGTGCTCTGATAATTTCAATTCGTTCAGTTTCATCTTGAAAAGATTTAGAACCTTTAATTTTACGTTGCCTATCATTGTTAACTATAACAATAAGCATATCACCCTGCTCTTTTGCTTTATCAAATAACTCTAAATGCCCTTTATGTAATGGGTTAAAATAACCACTAACTATTATTGCTTTTTTCATCTTGTTATTGTTTCTTATGTAAAGATACGAAATATTTTTAACATTACCAAATTTATTTCCAATTAAATCCACAACCCATATGACCGAACCCAGCGGTTCGTGCAAAATCAGGACTACGTAGTTCTAAGAAATCAATGATTCCTTGAGGAGATAAGTCATATCCCTCGATTGGAGTTTCCATTCCATCGATTACTGCGGTTGCTTGTAGGGGTTGGTCATATCCAATTGCATATGCAAGTTGAACGTAAACTTCTTGAGAAGAATCATTCTGTTCTAAGATATCAACTGCAACTCTTCTTGCCATATAAGCACCACTTCTATCAACTTTAGTACAATCCTTACCACTAAATGCTCCACCTCCAAGTGGAACTCTCGGTCCGTAATTATCTACTGCTAACTTTCTACCAGTTACTCCAGCATCAGCAGTAAAACCACCAATGTTCCATTCACCAGCTGGATTTATATGTAATGCTTTAATTGTATATGTTGAGTTTGTAAAAAACGTATTAACCAATTCAGTTAGTTCCTTAGTTGGTGCATTTTGAAATGAACATACTACACTTAAATCATTGCCATCAATTGTTACTTGAGTTTTACCATCAAATGGATATTCTCTAAAAACAAACTTATTCAATTCACGTGATAGGTAATATTCTTGTGGTAAAAACTCATCGTTTTCTCTACACGCATAACCAATCATGATTCCTTGATCACCCGCTCCACCAGTATCAACTCCATTTGCAATCTCAGGCGATTGTGAATTAAGATGTTCTATAACTTGTATAGTATCATCTTTGGTAATATTTTTTACCACTTCTATAATTTGGTCTTTAGTAACAGTTCCTTTTGATGTAACTTCACCTGTGATGAATACTAATCCATTACCACCACACGTTTCAACTGCTACTCGTGAGTTTGGGTCTTGTTCTAAATATAAGTCTAACAATGTGTCTGATATTCTATCACACATTTTATCTGGATGCATCGGAGATACACATTCTGCTGTTCTAATCATATGTTTTTATCTAATAATTGTTGTAACTTTTGTATTTTTAATTTATCAGTTACAGAAATTATATTCTGTTCTTTTAATTTTAATAATTCGTTTATGATTTCTTCTCTATTGTTTTCTGATATCATGTTATTAAAGTTTTTTTAAGTTCTTTATATTTTTTATTCCACTTTTGAATTTCTTCTTTGTATCCATCCTTTATCAACTCTTGCTTATCAAGTTGTTGTTTAAGTTCCTTATTTTCTTTTTCAAGAGAATCTATTTTAATCTGAAATAATTTATTACTATCCATATCTTAATTACTTAACGGTGCTTTAATACTCGGATGAGTTTCATAACCTTCTATTTGATAATCCCATTCACCATTTAAAATATCTACGTTAGATAATTTTATTGTTGGTAAATCAAATGAATCTCTTTCTAATTGTTCTTTTGCTTGTTCTAAGTGATTTAAGTATAGGTGAGTATCACCTAAATTGCCAATTAATTCACCAGCTTCTAATCCAGTCTCTTCACATAATAAAAGTAATAGAGTACCGTAAGATGCTATATTAAATGGTAACCCTAAGAAAGTATCTACTGAACGTTGATTCCACATTAGAGATAACTTACCATCACTCACATAACATTGGAATCCATAATGACAAGGAGGAAGTACCACCTTATCCAATTCAGAAACATTCCAAGCGGATACGATTAATCGTCTACTATCGGGATTCTCCTTAATGTTTTTAATTAATTCTTTGATTTGGTCTTTACCATCCCAATCTCGCCATTGCTTACCATATATAGGACCTAACTCACCCCATGAGTTTGCAAACCCATCATCGGTTTTAATCATATTAATGAATTCAACTTCAGTATAATCTTCTAACTCAATTAGATGCCCCTTTGCTCGATTATATTCTTTATATGCATCACCATTCCAAATGTTACAACCATTATCAACTAAATATTTTATATTAGTATCTCCTTTTAGAAACCACTTCAATTCAGTCATCATAGTTTTGACTGCCATCTTCTTCGTAGTTAGTAAAGGAAACCCATCCGCCATATTATGTCTGATTTGAAACCCAAACTTAGATTTGGTTCCAGTTCCTGTCCTATCTGATTTCGTTACTCCAGTTGAAAGGATATGGAATAGTAACTCTTGATATTGTTTATCTAATTCATTCATACTGTAAATATACTAAAATTATTTGAAATTTCCTAATCTTTCTATCTCTTCTTTTACTTTTATATTCCATGGACCCCATGTAATATTATCTACCATCCACTTTCTATAATATGGAGGAACTGATGATACTGGTTTACCTTTATATTTACCAAAAGTCATGTATATCTTTTCAATACTACCATCTTCATCTACTTTCTCAGAAAGATTAATACCACCTTCTAAATGAATTCCTATTTCGTGCATTGGAATACCTGTGATTTGTTTTTTACCCTCACCATAGAGTTCCCAATTTTCCTTACCATCTTGCTTGTAATATAGTTCTTCTACCTTTCCAAACTTTTCTACTGAACCTACAAAATCTACCACTAAACAATTTTTCTTGTTATCGTGAATACGAGTTCCTCTTCCTACAAATTGATACCACCAAGATATAGATGCGGTAGACCTACCTGTAATTAAACAATCTAATTCTGGATAATCAAATCCAATAGTAAGTACATTTACTTGAACAATGACTCTAATCTTTTGTTCTCTAAATTCTTTTATGATTTGTTTTCTCTCATCCTTTGGAGTTCCACCATGTACTACGGCAGCGTTGGGAATTCTACCTGCTAAATTGGTAGCTTGTTCTATTGTTGGTACGGCAACCAATATAGCTTTTCTATCAGCCATTTCAGCTACCTTCTTTATAATCTTATTACCAATGTTTTGATTCTCATAAGAACGAGCTATTGAATCGTGAGTATACTCTGCACCACTTGAATTGTAAACAAGTGCACCCGTATCGAAATCATATGATTGATATTCTAATGGAGACCAGTAACCTAACTTAACAATATCTTGAATCTGTGAAACATGTAGAATAAATTTAAAGAACATTCCATTCTTACTTCTATTAGTTAACATTACTAATTTAGAGTAAGGACCAGTATCACCCAAATTGGATTGAAGTTTAAGTGGAGTTGCGGTTAATCCAAGAATGTGAGTAGCTTTCATTCCATCAACGAATCTACGTAATTGTCCTGATTTGTTTCTTGGAAATCTATCACATTCATCTATGATGATTTTAGTAACACCCATTTGTTTGAACTCTTGAGCTATATTGATTATCGAACCAATTGTTGCATAAGTAACTCTACCCATCTCTTTACTACCAGCCGATG